CAAAAAATGTACAAGGAGTTTTTACATAACCCCCACCCCCTAAAGACTTTTTAAAGAAAGGAAGTGAGATCTATGGCAAGTAAAAAGGAATTAACAAAAGATGAAAAAATAAAAAAAGAAGTAAGTAGACTTAATAGGATTTTGAAAGAGGTTGATGACAAAAAGAAAAAAACAGTAGAAGGATTAATTAAAGAAGCAGCATTTATGAGAATAACCTTAGACGAATTAAGGGACTGTATAAATAAATATGGTGTTATTGATGAAATGTGTCAGGGCGAGTATACAATTTTAAGAGAAAGTCCTTATGTTAAAACATATAATACAATGATACAACGTTATACAACTGTTAATGATAAATTACTTGCATTGCTTCCTAAAGAAGTTATAAAAGAAGTTGATGATGGGTTTGATAACTTTATATATGGTCGTGAAGATGTATGATAAAGTATCCAAATGATTACAATCCAATAAAAGAATATTGGGAAGAAATAAAGTCTAAGAAAGTTGTAGTATGTGATAAACTTTATAGGACTTATAAAAAAGTAATTAATGATATGGAGAATCCAGGTGAATTTTTTTACTCCAATAAAAGAGCAAACCATGTTATTGAGTTTATAGAAAATTTTTGTAGACATTCGAAAGGTAAAATGGGTGGAAAGCCTGTAATCTTAGAGTTATGGGAAAAAGCCATGTTAGCTACTATATTTGGATTTGTAAATATAGAGGGGGTTAGAAAATATCAATTTGCAGAATTATTAATAGGTAAAAAGAATGGAAAATCTTTATTAGCATCATGCGTTGGATTGTATTTACAAACTGCAGATGGAGAACCTGGCCCAGAAATATATTCTGTAGCCACAAAAAGAGACCAAGCTAAAATTATATGGCAAGAATCAAAAAGAATGGTTAAAAAATCTCCAGCACTTTCAAAACGTTTAAAAACAAAAGTAGGAGAAATAGAATCAGACTTTAATGATGGGACATTTAAACCATTGGCAAGTGATTCTGACAGCTTAGATGGACTTAATGTACATGGTGCATTGATGGACGAAATACATCAATGGAAAAATGGGAAAGCATTATATGACATAATAGCAGATGGGATAACAGCAAGAGAACAACCTCTTATATTTGTTACAACTACAGCTGGAACAATAAGAGAGGATATATATGACCAAAAGTATGATGAAGCAGAAATGCTTATAAATGGTTATGAAGAAGAGGACGGTTATAAAGATGAACGTTCTATTTTTTTTATATACGAGTTAGATAATCGAAAAGAATGGATTGATCCTAAGATGTGGCAAAAGGCTAATCCAGGACTTGGTACTATAAAAAATAAAAGAACTTTAAGTGAGAAAGTCGAAAAAGCAAAGAAAAATCCTTTATTGGTTAAAAATTTACTTTGTAAAGAATTTAATATTAGGGAAACCAGTTCAGAAGCTTGGTTAACATTTGAACAACTTAATAATAAAGATACATTTGATATAAAAGAGTTAAAACCTAGATATGGAATAGGTGGAGCCGATTTATCAGCGACAACAGACTTAACTTGTGCAACCTTATTATTTAAAGTCCCTAAAGATGAACATATATATGTAATGCAAATGTACTTTTTACCAGAGGATCTTTTAGAACAGAGAGTTCAAGAAGATAAAATCCCATATGATATATGGAGAGACCAAGGCTTACTAAGGACAACTCCAGGAAATAGAGTTCATTACAAGTATGTAACAGAGTGGTTTTTAGAAATGCAAAATGAATTAGATATATATATTTATAGTGGAGGATATGATGGTTGGAGTGCTACTTATTGGATAGAAGAAATGAAAGAAACCTTTGGAAAAGATACATGGCAACCAGTAATACAAGGTAAAAAAACACTTTCTGGACCAATGAAAGCATTAGGCGCTGATTTAGATAAAAAAATTATAAACTATAATAATAATCCGATTCTGAAGTGGTGTTTATCAAACACATCAGTAGATGTAGATAAAAATGATAATATACAACCAATAAAAACATCTAATCAAAGAAAGAGAATAGATGGATTGGCATCATTATTAGATGCATATGTACAATATGAAAGAATAAAAGAATCGTATGAAAGTGTTATATAGGGGGTGAAAAAATGAGCATATTCGATAGATTTAGAAATAAAAACCCTTCAAAAACAAGATTTGAATTGATTTCTGATAAAGGAAATGGATTTTATAGTTGGAATGGTAATCTTTATAAGTCGGATGTTATAAGAGCTTGTATAAGACCTACAGTAAGAGCAGTTGGTAAATTAATACCACAACATATAAGAAATAATAACAAAGAAGGATTTTCAGTTAATCCAGAACCATATATGCGTTTTTTATTGGAAGAACCTAATCCATATATGAGTGGACAAGTGTTTTTAGAGAAATATATTACTCAGTTTAAACTTAATAATAATGCATTTGCACTTATAGTAAGAGATAGTGAAGGATATCCGATAGAATTATATTGCATAGATTATGCTAGTGTAGATGCTATATATGATGGTGAAGCTAATTTATATCTCAGATTTTATAATAAAAATGGGAAAGTTGTTACCTATCCATACACAGATATTATTCATATACGTCAGGATTATTCTGAAAATGATATATTTGGAGAAAATTCTAGTAACGTATTAATTCCATTAATGAATATTGTAACAACTACAGACCAAGGGATAGTAAATGCAATAAAAAATGGTGGCATCATCAGATGGTTATTAAAATTTACAGGCTCACTTAGACCAGAAGATATAAAGAAAAATACAGATGAATTTGTTCAGCAGTTTTTAAGTGTAGAAAATGGAACAGGAGCTGCAGGTGTAGATAGTAAATGCGAAGCTATACAAATAGATCCAAAAGATTATGTTCCTAATGCAAGTCAATCAGATAGAACCACAACAAGAATTTATAATTTCTTTAATACAAATGAGAAAATAATACAAAGTAAATTTAATGAAGATGAATGGAATGCTTACTATGAAAGTGAAATAGAACCTATAGCAATACAATTATCAAATGAATTTACAAGAAAATTATTTACAAGAAAGCAAAGAGGTTTTGGTAATAAAATTATATTTGCTGCTAATCATCTCCAGTATGCATCTATGAGTACTAAATTAGGGTTGCAGGCAATGGTGGATAGAGGTGCTATGACACCAAATGAATGGAGAGAGGTACTTAATTTACCTCCAGTAGAAGGTGGAGATAAACCTCTTAGAAGACTTGATACAGTTACTGTAGGAGGAGGTGAATAATAATGTATGATATAGATATAAAAGGCGATATAATTTCAGAGGATAGCCAATGGATTTATGACTGGATTGGTTTGAATTACACAACTGCTAAAAATGTTGTAAATAAGCTAAAAGAAGCTAATGGTCAGCCGGTAAGATTAAAAGTAAATAGCCCTGGAGGAGATGTATTTGTAGCAAGTGAAATATATACAGAACTTAGAAGTTATTCAGGAGATGTAAATATAGAAATTGTAGGTTTAGCTGCAAGTGCAGCAAGTGTTATTTCTATGGCAGGTAATAGTAAAATATCTCCTACAGGACAGTTAATGGTACATAATGTATTAACTTCTGGAGTTACAGGAGATTATAGAGTTATGGACCATATGGGTGAGGTACTTAGAAATGCAAATGAAACTATAGCAAATGCATATGTAAGCAAGAGTGGAATGAGTATGGAGCAAGTACTCGAATTAATGAACAATGAAACGTGGTTAACTGCACAAAGGGCAGTTGAACTTGGATTAATAGACCAGGTTATGTTTGAAGATACAAAACCTAACTTTAAAAATTTAAAAAATATGCAACTATATAATTCTTGTACTTCTATACCGCAAGAATTATTAGAAAAGATTAAAGAAAGTCAGGCAATAAATAAAAATGAGGTTGATTTTTTTATGAAACAAAAAGCGCAAGCTCAATTAAACTTATTAAAAATAGGAGGTAAAATACATGAATAAAGAAATGTATATAAAACAAAGAAATGAATTAATTGAAAAAGGACAAAAATTAATAAACGAAGGTAAAATATCAGGGTTCAATGATATAAAAGTTCAAATAGAAAACTTAGATAATGATTATGAAGAATATACAAAAGCACAAGCTAATTTAAATGCATTACAAGATAACCATAAAATAACAAATATACAAAATAAATCAGTTAATGTAAATGGTGCAAAAGTAGTAGCATCTACTAACAATAATGTAGAAGAAAATTTCACAAATAAAAAAGAATATAGAAAAGCATTTATGAATTATGTTTTACATAATGAACCTATAGCAGCAGAATTAAAAAATCAAGATGCTAATACAAAAACATCTGATGTCGGTGAAATGATACCAGAAACAGTATTAGAACAAATAATAGAAAAAATGGAAGCTACAGGTATGATATTACCACTTGTTACAAGAACAGCATATAGAGGTGGAGTAAAAGTACCTACATCATCTGCTAAACCTTCTGCAAGCTGGGTAAATGAAGGTGCTGGTTCAGATAAACAAAAGAAAGCAACTTCTTATATATCATTTACTTATAATAAATTAAGATGTGAAGTATCAGTATCATTAGAAGTAGATACTATGTCTTTACCGGTATTTGAAAGAACATTAATAGCAAATGTATCAGAAGCAATGGTAAAAGCAATAGAACAAGCAATTTTAAATGGTACTGGAGAAGGACAACCAAAAGGTATTTTAACAGAAACAGTAGCTACAGGACAAAATATAGATATAGCTAAAACAGGTTCACCAGCTTATAAAAATTTAGTAGATGCAGAAGCAGCATTGCCATTAGCATATGAAAATGGAGCAGTATGGTTAATGACTAAAAAAACATTTATGGAATATGCTGGATTAACCGATTCTACTGGACAACCTATAGGACGTGTTAATTACGGAATAAATGGTAAAATAGAAAGAATGTTACTTGGAAGAACTGTAGTTTGCAATGATTATATGGCAAACTATGTAGCATCACCTTCATCAGATACTATAGTTGCAGCTTTATTTAATATGAAAGATTACATATTAAATACAAACTTAAATATGACAATAAAAAAATATGAAGATAATGACACAGACGATCAAGTTACAAAAGCAATAATGCTAGTAGATGGTAAAGCTGTAGATATAAATTCACTTGTTACAATAACAAAGAAAAGTGCTTAGGTGATTTAAGTGTTAAATAAAATAAAATTAGCTCTTAGGATAAGTACTGACAGTTTTGATGAAGAGTTAAGGGACTTAATTGATGCTTGCAAATTAGATTTGAAGCTTAGTGGAGTTACTAATATAGATGAAGATGATAGCCTTATAAAAAGGGCTATAATTCTTTATTGTAAGGCAAATTTTGGATTGGACAATAAAGATAGTGAAAAATATGAAAAATCTTATGGGTTATTAAAACAGCATCTATCTTTAAGTGGAGATTATAACTCTAGGTGGTAAAAATGAATGATATTATAGAACTTATATCGTTTAAGAACGAAGTGAACAAAGTCGGTAATACAATAAAAACTAAAACATATAAGAAAATATTTGCTAATAAAAAATCTATAACACAAAATGAATTTTATCAAGCTGAAAGGGTTGGTTTAAAACCACAGTTACGATTTGAAGTGTATTCAATTGAATATGAAGATGAATTATTAGCTAAATATAAAGAATTTGAATATAAAATAATTAGGACTTATAAAACCGGTGCTGATAAAATAGAATTGATTTTAGAAGGGGTTGAATAAAATGGCAACAGAAAGAACTAGCCAAAAATCCTATATTTCTAAAGTTGAAAAATGTAAACAGAAAATAAGAGAACAGCCAGAAAAGTTTTTACCTAAAATAGGTGCATTTTTAGTATCGGAAACAAAACGAAGACAAAGAAAACGCACAGGTAGAATGAAAAAAGGAACTCAATATTGGGCTAGAAAAAGAGAAAAAGACTTGCAAATTGGGACTAAAAATTTCTACGAACCAGCATTTGAGAGAGGAAATAAAAATATAAGAAAAGAAGAAACATTTTTACCGACAGTAGAACAAAATATAGGGATAATACAGACTTTGGTAAAAGCAAGTTATTCAGAATTGGATGGGGAAGAATAATGAATAGTCTTATTGAAGAAATTTTAAAAATCCTTAAACAGGTAGAACAGGTAAACAATCAAGTATATCAAATTGAAGCTGATGAAGAGGCTGAGTATCCTTTTATAACTTTTTTTATACAAAATGGATATGAAGAATACAGTAAATATACAGATACTTTAGTTGTTGAAATATGGGATGAAAATGAAGATACTACAGAAATAGAGGATATAACAGACGAAATAAAAGATATACTGGACCACAAAATTATAGATAATGAAAAGATAAATACTGTAGTATATCAAGATACTAGACAAAATTCTACTCAATCTAGAGATGAGGTAGGATGCAGAGAGTTACGATTTGAATTACAGACATATTTTAAATAGGAGGTAAAAAGATGGCAGGAGAACTAAAAAGTAATACTATACTTTTAGGGCATGGTATATTTTCTATAGGGACAAAGGTAATAGCCCTTACAAGAGGGGGCGGTAAATTTACGGTAGAAAGAGAATATAGAAAAATAGAGGCGGACGGGTACCCAGGGGCAATAAAAGGAAATATTGTAATAGATAGTTCACAAGCAAAATTGGAAATAAATCAATTGACAGTGGTACCAGAAGATTTTGCAACATACTATCCTGGGTTAAATGTAGACACAGCTACTTCTGGAACTGTAAAAATAACAGGAGATCACACAATAAAAGATACTGATTATCAAGATGCAGTTACATGGACAGGCAAAACTAGAGAAGGTAAACCGGTTAAAATAACTGTGAAAAATGCAATAAATTTAGAAAATATAGATTGGGAAATGCAAGATAAATCAGAAGTTATTAATAAATTGACGTATGAAGCTTGTTTTACAGAAGGCGAATTAGAAACAGAACCATGGGAAATAGAATGGGGAGTAGCAAAATAATCAAATGACCAACAAGAACAAACGCAAGCAACTGAATAAAACTATAATAAAAAGAGTCTAGTTTCCTAGACTCTTTTTTATTTATGGAGGTAAAAAATGAACTCAGAAATAAGAAAATTAAAAGCTAGGGATATATTTAAATTTAGCAAAATTTTGAAAAAATTAAATAATAAAAATTCATTACAAAATATAATAAAAACTGCAAATGAAAAAAATTTAGAAGAACAAGATAAGGTAGAATTATACGGAACAGAAATATTATGTTTTTTAATAGAAAACTTAGATGAAATAGAAGAAGATGTATATGAATTTCTAGCAGATATAGCAGGAATGACTCCAGAAGCTTTTTCTAATTTAGATTTAGGTGATTTAGTAGAAATAATAAGAAAAATAGGACAAGAAAATAATTTATCGGCTTTTTTCGCTGCAGTAAGCAAATTAACAGATTCGAAATAATTGACTTACTGCTTTCTAGATACTCGAATATAGATTATGTCTTAGATTTAGAATTTCAAGATTTTGAAAAGTTATTGAAATATATAGATAAGAAGAAAAAAGAAGAAGAACTATGGGATTTATATCTAGTTAATTTTTCACATATGGATAAACAAAATTTTGAAAGCTTTGAAGAGTACAAAAGAAGAGTAATGAGAAACTCTTATGGAGATGATGGCAATATTAAAATTGCGAGTGTAGAAGAAGTAATGGAAGAAATGAAAGATGTTATGGCTATATTTCAAGAAAAGGAGGTTAAATAATGGAAATATTTAAACTCTTTGGAACGATATTAATAAAAGATGAAGAAGCCTTACAAAGATTAAATCATGTTGATGAAGTTGCACAAAATACATCTAGTAAATTTAGCAATATGATTTCTAATATAGGGAAAATAGGATTAGCTTTAGGTGCAGCTGCAGGTACAGCATTAGTTGCCGTAGGAAAGTCTATTGTAGATGTCAGTAGTGAATTTCAAAAGGCCTGTAATCAATTACAAGTATCAACCGGTGCGACTGATAAAGAAATGAAAGGTCTATCCCAAACCATGAAAGAAATATATGCAGATAATTATGGTGAATCATTTGAGGATGTTGCCAATGCAATGGCAGAGGTTCAAAAGCAGACCGGATTAATGGGAGATTCGCTTAAAACTACAACAGAAAGTGCGCTTGCACTTAGAGATACATTTGATTTTGATGTTAATGAGAGTGTAAGGTCTGCACAGATGATGATGCAACAGTTTGGATTAACATCAGATGAGGCATTTAATTTAATTACGCAAGGAGCTCAAAATGGGCTAGATAAGAACGGAGATCTCCTTGATACAATCAATGAGTATTCTGTACATTTTAGACAGGCTGGATTTTCTGCTGAAGAAATGTTTAATATGCTACAAAATGGGACAGAAGCAGGAACATTTTCAGTAGATAAATTAGGAGATGCAGTAAAAGAATTTGGAATTAGAATGAAGGATGGGACTGCAGATGATGCAATAAAACAATTAGGCCTTAGTGTGGATGATACAACAGCAAAATTCGCAAAAGGTGGAGATAGTGCTAAAAAAGCAACCAGTGAAATAATGACGAAGCTATTTGAATTAAAAGATCCATTAGAACAAAATACAATAGGAACACAGTTATTCGGAACTATGTGGGAAGACTTAGGAATCGATGGCGTAAAGGCACTTATGAATATTAATGGAGAGTTTGATAAAACAAAACAATCTATTAATGATGTGAAAAATATAAAATATAACGATATAGGAAGTGCACTAGAAGGTATAAAGAGAAGTATTCAAGTAGGTTTATTACTTCCTTTAGGAGAGCAACTATTACCTTTACTAAGTGATTTTGCTAATTGGTTTGCAAATACAGGGGTTCCAGTTTTACAAGCTTTTGGTTCATATTTATCTGGAGGGTTTTCGGCTGCTTTTTCAGTAGTAACAGGAGTAATAAATGGATTTAAAAATGGATTACAAGCAATAAAAACATTTGCATCACAAAATCAAACAGCCTTAGCTTTACTTGGAGTAGCAATTGGAACTTTAACAGTAGCAATATTGGCTTATAATGCAGCTAAAATAGCGAGTGCAGTAGCAAGTGGAGCAGAAACTGTAGCAATAGTTGCAATGTATGCTGCAGAAGCTATAGCAACAGGGGTTACAACAGGACTAACGGTTGCTACTACGGCATTAAGTACTGTAATGGCATTTTTAACAAGTCCAATAACACTTGTTATAGCAGCTATAGGTTTATTAGTTGCTGCAGGAGTTTTATTATATAAAAACTGGGATACTATAAAAGCCAAAGCAACGGAAATTTGGAATAATATAGTAAGCACGGTTTCTAATGCATGGCAAAATATAAAAGCAGCAACGACAGAAATATGGAATGGTATAAAAGAAACAATTTCTACAATTTGGGAAGGAATAAAGACGGTATTCACTACTGTATTAAATGTAATACAAATAGCGATTACAACTTATTTTGATTTTTATAAAACAATTATAACAACTATTTTAAATGTAATAAAAACTATTGTAACAACCGTATGGGAAGGAATAAAAACTGTATTTAGTACAGTATTAAATGCAATAAAGACAATAATAACAGCACAATTTAATGCATTTAAAACTGCTATAACAACTATTTTAAATGGAATAAAAACAGTTGTAACAACAATATGGAATGGTATTAAAACAGTATTTACTACAATTTTAAATGGAATTAAGGCAATAATAACAGCACAATTTAATGCATTTAAAACTACTATAACAACTATTTTAAATGGAATAAAAACAGTTGTAACAACAATATGGAATGGTATTAAATCTACCATAAGCAATATTTGTAGTAGTATTACTAGCGTAGTTTCAGGTAAATTTAATGCTATAAAAAGTACCATAAGCAATGTTATGAATAATGCAAAAACTATAGTATCTAATGCATTGAATAATATAAAAAGCTTTTTTAGTAATTGCCATTTAAGCTTACCAAAGATAAAATTGCCCCATATAAAGATAAGCGGCAAATTAAGTATAAATCCTCCAAGTGTACCTAAATTTTCAGTTAGTTACTATGCTGACGGTGGGATTATGATGAAACCTACATTATTTGGCATAAATGGGAATAAAGCTATGGTAGGTGGAGAAGCTGGACCTAAAAATTTGGGTCACTATAAGGAAACTTATAGAAAAAATAAGTCAGTGAATTCGGTGAAGGCTAAGTTAAATAGCAATGTTTTATTAGTAGCATAATCGCCTCGCAACGTGGTATAATAATACTAAGAGGTGGTTAAGGTGAGATATAAATTTGAAGATGTTTATAATTTTGTGAAAGAAAATAGCAAATGTGAGTTACTGGAAAAGGAATATAAAAACTACAATACTTATATGAATTTCAAATGTGAATGTGGTAATATTTTTAAAACTACATTTAAACAATTTAAAGATATGAATAAAAGGCAATGCAATGTGTGTGGCAGAAAAAATGCTAATAAAAATAGAACTTACAATATAAATTATGTAAAACAATACTGTAATGATGTAGGTCTAAAATTATTAAGCGATGCTTATACTAATTGCAAAGAAAAACTTTTAGTAGAATGCGAATGTGGAGAAATATTTGAAAGTAGTTTTGATAGTATAAAAAACAGCAATAAAATAAAATGTGATAAATGTACTGGAAGAGGTTATTTTGAAAAAGATAAACCTGCAAATAATTTAAAAACAACAAATGACTTTATTAATCAACTAAATAAAGTCACTGATGAATTTATATTATTAGATGAATACATAGATGCGAAAACACCACTAAGATTTAAACATATAAAGTGTGGCAGAATATGTTATAAAACTCCAGACAATATATTGAATAAATTTAGAGGTTGCCCTTATTGTATAGAGTCGAAAGGAGAAAGAAAAATAAGAAACTTTCTTGAAGAAAATAATATACACTTTGAACCACAAAAAAAATTTAAAGATTGTAAAGATAAAAGAGAATTACCTTTTGATTTTTACATACCAAGTTTTAATTTATGTATAGAATACGATGGAGAACAACATTTTAAAGAAATTTTAGTGTTTAAAAATAATTTAGAAAATATCAAACTCCATGATAATATTAAAACTAAGTTTTGCTTAAAACACAAAATAAATTTACTAAGAATAAGTTATAAACAATTCAATAATATAGAACATATACTATCTGATATGTTAATACCGAGCGAAGCCGTTAAGGAAACTTACGGAACGTGTAGAGACTAGATGGAGTAAGCTAAGTAAAAAAGATACTTAAAATAGTATCTTTTTTATATGCAGAAATATCCACGAGTGCTGACAACCCTAACGTAAAGCCGAGGGTTAAGATATAGTCCGATACTCTTAGAAAACTAAGAGGAGCTAAGGATAAAGAGCCTTAGACATAACGAAATGGAAGCTATCCTACCACTTAATAATTTTTATAAGTATTTGGATAAGAAATTTAATGAAACTAAGCCTTATACTTATAATGTTAATATTAATTTTGGTGATGTTACTGTTAAAAATGAATCAGATCTTAATAAATTAACAGATGCTATAGATAAAAAATTACAAAATCTTATAAATAGAAATAAGAAATTGAAAGGAGATGTTACAGTTGTATAAGTTATATTATAATGAAAAGCCTATACCTGATTTTGTTATTATAACGAAAATAGAAGAACCGCTAATCGGGGATATAACCAATACTGTAATATCTTCTAACTATGGCTCTAAATGTAAGCAAACTGAATTTGGAACAAAGATAGTAAAAGTTTATTGCACGGTAAAAAAAGGATTTAAAATGCTGCTGGATAGTCAAAAAATAAATGAATTAAATGAATGGCTAAAAGGTAACAATTGGAAAGCAACAAAATTAATATTGCCGGGACGAGATTATTATTATGAAGCTATAGTTAATAATGCACCGGACTTAGAACCGAATAACTATACAACTAATTTTGAGATTGATTTTTTAATTTTAAATCCAGATAAAATAAATTTAAAAGAATATGAAAGTAATAATTTGAAAATAAATTATATGGGTACATCGGAAGAGACATATCCAACAATAATTTTAAAAGTTACAAACGCATGCAGTGAATTAAAATTAAGTGTAAGTAATAGTAAATACAATAATTATATTCGATTAAAACATAATTTTTTAACGAATGATGAAATTATTGTAAATATGCAAACTAAAAAAATTACTATAAACAATGTTGTAAAAATGCAAATATTGACATTAGATAGTAGATTCCATAAGTTAGCTAAAGGTGAAAATATATATACATTAAATATAGGTAATGCCGATGTGAAAATAAAATACAGAAATAGATATATATAAGGGGGTGTTAATGTGTTATATATCTTTGATAAAAATGATACTTTACTAGAAATTTTAAATTTTAGTGATACTGAAGAAGATGTAATGGATAGACAGATTAACTCCACTTATAAATATGAAATAAAACTTAATATAAATTTGAGTAAAAACCTAATTAAAGAAAATAAATTAGGTTTTTTTGATTTAAACGGAGAATTTCAACTGTTTATAATAAAAGAAATTACTGATACTATATTTAGCGATGATATAAAAGAGCTATATTGCATACATGACTATTATAGTACTAATAGCAAGATTATTACAGACAAAAGAATTACAAATGGGACCTGTTTACAGGCCATTACAAAAGCTTTAGAAGATACAAATTACAATGTAGGTATTATAGGAGAATTTGAAACTAATGTAGATATAAATTTTTATTATATTTCTAGTTGGAAGGCACTTAATAATATTGCAGAAAAATTTGGTGGAGAAATAAGACCTAGAATAGAATTTAATGAAGATGCTAATACATTAAGTAAATATATAGATATATTAAATAGATTAGGCCAAGATAGTGGAATAAGATTTACATATGACACAAATGTAAAAGAAATAAAAAGAAATATAGCTGATGAAGAACATTATAATGTGCTATATGGGCGAGGTGCAAGTTTACCTACAACTGATGAAACCGGAGAAGAAACAGGGGGATATACAAGGTTGATTGATTTTGCTGATGTGGTTTGGTCCATAGCAAATGGAAATCCATGTAACAAGCCTTCTGGTCAAAAATATATTGAGGATTTGGATTCTATAGGAAAATATGGCAGATTAGAAGGTATCTATGAGAATAAAGATATAGCAGATACAGCCGAGCTATTACAAGCAACATATAACAAACTACAAGAAACAAAAGAACCTAAAGTAAGCTATGAAGCTGATGTTGAGGACATACAGGATATAGAAGGATATGAACATTATAGTTACAAACTAGGTGATACAGTAATAATATTAGATGATGACTACGACATAGATTTTGAAAGTAGAATTATACAAGAAAAACAAAGTATTAAGGATAAAACTAGAATAATTACAATGGGTTATATATTACCTAGCATGAGTGATACAAATTCAGAAAATGCTACAGTGGGGGATAATTCTAGTTCTTCTGATAAAGATGATGTAGTAAAAGATGAAGATTTCCCTAATACATTACCAGATCCTCCAATATTAACTGTAGAAAGAGAAGGATTTGCAAGTGTATCTTTGGTATGGACTTATGAAAGTAAAACATATTACATATATGAAATATATGCTAGCCAATTAGAAAATTTTAACCCTACGCAAGATAATTTAATTTTTAAAGGGCATGCAAGTGCATTTTTGCACCAAGTAAACTTTAATGAAACTTGGTATTATAGAGCAAGATGTACTAATACGCATGGACAAAGTACAGTATTTTCCGAGCAAGTAAGCGCTACAACTTATAAAATCCAAGATGGGACAGAAATATTTGAAAATGCTGCAATTAAAGAAGCATTAATTGAAAGTTTAAATGCTGACAAAATTACTGCTGGAAAAGTCAAAGGTACTTATATAGATGCTAGAAATCTTACTGTAACAGATGGAAATGGAGATACAACATTATCAGTAAGTTCCGATGGGGAAATAAGCATTAAAGAAGGATTAATACAATTAAATCAAGATGGAATAGCAGTAAACCACACCAACCAAGAGAATACAGAAATTGCTAAGACAGTAATGGATGAAGAAGGATTTCGTATATTAGATAGAAATGGGAATGAATTAGCAGATATAGGTTCTCAAGGATCACACTTTGCAAATTTATCTGTAGATGGTGATTTTAGGCACTATCCTACAGCACAAATTATAGACCGCCAACCTAATTGGAACGCAGATTATTATGTGGCAAAAATTGCAACTGGAGATGGCACAGGCAGGGATGAAGAAAACAAAGCAGACAGTCTACAAACTGTATTTGGATATATGAAATCTCAAGGATGTATGTTTTTTAACAAGTTAACTATAAATATAGAGGCAGGTGTTAGAATAAGAGAAAAGATAGTCCTCAGAGACTTTCACGGAACACTTATACAAATAAGTTTAGGCAAAGATGCAGTACTAAGACTAAAAGAGGGAAGTGCTATAGAGGATAATTATTGTAGAATACAATTTTACGGAGATACAAATACAAATATACTAGACGATGATACAACATCTGAAAAAATAAACAAGTTACCATGCATAGAAGTGGAGGGTGATAATGGAATAAGACTTGCAAGTAGTTCTTATGTTCAATTTGGCTGGATGAGACTAAGAGGAAAAGATAATAACAGCTATTTTGCAAATTTATACACAGGAGCTAATTTACATGTGGTATCCTGTGATATTTCAAATGTAAAAGCTCCAGCCTATGTAGACTCTACATCTAGGTTTACAATATCTTATTGTAGAGGGAATGTAGAAAAATTAGCTTATGCAGTAGGTGGAGCTATGATATCGAAATCTGTTCAAGTTCCAAAACATATAAATGATAGTGAAATATATTATCCGGCAGTCGACCTATCTGGTGGATTAGCAGGGCAACTTATACAATTTGACACTCTGTTCCAAGATACATACAGTAATGATACTGACACAAATACAATGAGAATCTTTCCTGCGATAAAACAATATACAGAAAGAGAAGGAGAAGGAACAGATGACACGGCTAATCTTCTTAATCTTGTAGGACAAGGAAAATTTAAGGAAGGATACAAGTCTCTACATGGCTATGCAACATTTGCAGAGATGGCTAGTAAAGATACTATAAAAGCTGATACACTTTCTGAATTTGCTGAGTCTAGAGAAAGTTATAAAATTTATATTAGAATGACGAGAGCTGATAATAATACTACTGCTCCAATACCAAGAGTTCGATTCCAACTAGAAAACGGTGAATATACAGCATATTATAAGTTAGACCCATTAACAAGCCCACTAACTGGAGATGGTTCAGGAACACAAATTACAGATTATAATGCAACTGAGGATAGAGAATTACCCGCAGAATTAGCAGATAAATTAGTTAAATTCGGGATTTATAGTATAGAATTCCAAGGAGATACCGTAGAAGAATATCTAATAGTAGACAATATCCGATTAGTTATAAAAGGTGCAGCGAAAAAAGGAGATAGTGGGAGCATAGACACTACAGAAGTGAAAGCAATAGGTAAAATATTAGCCAACGCCCTTAATGTAAGAAAAACTCCTGGGATAAATGGTGAATATGCTGGATTACTTGTAAATGGGGATACAGTAGAAATAGTAGGAGTTGACCCAAATACTGGATGGTACAAGATAAAATACAATGGTGAATATGCTTATATAACAAATAAATCTGAATATGTAGAAATAATCTCTGGTGATCCAAACGGTTCAACTACAGTTCAAAAAGTAGAAGTATTGGCAGAAAATCTTAATGTAAGAAGTGGAGGAAGTACAAGTTATAATTCTATTGGAATTGTAAGCAAAGGATTTGTTGCAGATATATTAGAGACAGATAAGGATACAGGTTGGTATAAAATTAGTTACAATGGTGAATATGGATGGATTACGAATAATACAACTTATGTGAAAGTAATTACTGGAACAGCAACAGTTATCCCAGAATTATATAATGGGGCAAAGGTCGCAGAATTTGCAGAAAGTTATTATAATGCAAGAAATAATTATACATCTGCGAAATCTTGGGACAATGGATTTACTTACGGAGAAACTACTCCTTGTAGTAGCACAGCAAGTGGTACTATGGGAGCAAATTATAGTATATGGGAAAAGTCTGCCCAAGGGAATTACTGGAAGATGATTGATGATTCTACATTATTATTACTATGTCTTATGGGTTATTCTTATTCAGATTCTCCATATGCAAATCTCGTTAATTTCAACAATTATAGAGCTAATATAATGGCGAAGAATAGTGAATATACAGGCGCTATAGTTCCTGCAAGTGGAACAACACTTGCGAGAACTTGTGCAGAAATTGCAAAATTCTTTTCAGATAGAGGACAAACAATTACTGTAAAAACTGATTATAGCAATATTCAAAAAGGGGATTTGATATTCTACGCAGGTAAGACTAGCAGTGGCAATTATATCTATCCAAATAGATGGAAATGTATATCCAACTGTGCTATATGCATAGGTCAAGATACAGATGGAAATGCTCAACTTATTACAGCTATGAGTAACCCTGGAGAGAAACACACAGATGGTTGGTTTGTGGGACTAAAAAAAGACCTTGTAAAAGACTATAATACTAACACAATAGTATTAGTAATACGACCAAGTACAAAAGTAACAAGTGGTGGTTCTTCTTCTAGTGGAGGGATAACAGGAGGTGGTTCTTCTAGTGGAGGAATTACTGTATCGAATATGCGTCAAACAATATGTGATACAGCAATGAAAATAGTAAATATGGGTACTAATCATACAGCTTGGTATTCTCAATATTGGAGAACAACAAGTCTTAACAGTATGGTAACTATTAAGGGAAAAGTTGAGACAGTAGGTGGAACAACATACTATCAACCTAGCTGGGTTCAAACAGGAGTGACATACGGATTTGATTGTAGCTCTTTGGTTGGATGTTGCTATGAAAAGGCTGGAATGAGCTATATGAAAGGATTAACTTGTTCTATGGGAACATTGCAATCTACTGCAAAAGCACATGGAGCAACATTTTGGAGATATGCAGACAGTGGATTTACAAGGGCTAAGGCAGGAGACATTATTATGTTTGCTAATGACGGATACACCGTAACGACAAGCAACATGGCAACAGTAAGAACGCATCACACCGCTATATACATGGGGAATGGATATATTGCGGAGGCGAGTGGCTACAAGAAAGGCATTATTTACAGTAAGTATAATCTTAGCAAACAAGCCTTCTTTATAAGATTGCCTGAGTTAGACAAAGCGGATAGCGCAAGTTCTACAGGAGGGACAACTGTGAAAGAGGAATATGTTAACTGCTTTAATGAAAAAGGAACGATAGACGGCAAGAATTATATATACAAATTACACGATGCTAGATGTACTTGTTATGCAGCTACAGAAAGTAATAGTTCTGGACGAAGTGGACTCGGAACACACATGGGTAAAACAGTTGCAGCACAAAATATCCCGTATGGAACAAAAATATACATACCAGGTCTAAAGGGGCAAACTTGGACTAATGCAAACGGAACAAAAGTTACATTAGATGGTATATTTACGGTCACAGATAGTGGTATAGCTTGTTTTGACTTCGATATTGTAGCAGGAAGTACAAGCAGTGCTTGTTTTAGTAATTATTCAAATCCACAAAGATTTGATGTCTATATTTTAGAGTGGGGAACAAGTACAATACAAAATTATAGCTTTTCTGATACGTACAGAATTGCCTATAACAATGGTGTACTATCTAGATACAAATCAGCATTCAAAAATTATATTAGCAATGGTGGAGTTTTGATAAACCTACTTAAATTCTATAATGATGATGCAAATATAAGAAGTAGTACATATTGGAGCATATTAAACAGTTAAGAGGAGGTGCAACATGAGAGATTTTGATATAGATAGCGATTTGAAGCAAGAGAAATTTCAATCTCTTAAATTAGTGCAGGGAGATAGAGGAAATAAAATTAAAATAAATGTGTATGAAGATGGGCAACCAGTTAATTTGGCTGGTTGCTCTGTTACTGCAAAATACAAAAGAGCAGATGGAGAAATAATAAACGATGGTGTAATAGAAAATATACATGATAATTCCTTCGATGCAGTTATGGATAGTTCTATAACAAAGGTAGCAGGAACGCTAAAAATGTTATTCACTATAGAAAAGGATGATGTGAAAGTTAGTACATTCTTACTATTAGCAGATGTGCGTGAAAGTATAGGAGAAAATACAGGAAGTTCAGGCGGAAATACAGGAGGTGGGAGTGGAGAAGTGACAATAGATTTATCAAATTATTACAAAAAAATTGAAACTTATTCAAAGAATCAGATAGATGCACGATTTAAAGATATTGTGAATGAGATAGATGGAATAAATAAACTTTATATCAATTTATCAAAATTTGGAGTGAAACCATCCAGTCAAGTTAGTTATGATGAAACTACTAAAACTTATAATTTATCAGATTGTTCTGATAAAATAAAAGCCACATTAGATAATAAAGAAAATGTAGTAATAATTTTTGAAAAGGGTAATTATTTAATAGATAATACTATTATACTACCTAAAAATACAAAGATTATAGGAAATGGAGCAAATATATATATAAATCCAAAGGAAACAAGTTTTACAGTATTTGCAATAAATAATGATAATTGCTGTATAGAAGAATTAAATTTTTACAGTCAATTAGAATATAAAAATACATTAAAAGAATCTGACGCAAGTGCGATAGTGTCTAATATTTGTGGAATAACAATAGTGAGTAATACAACTAATAAAATTTTAAATAATTGCGTAAAAAACTGTAAATCAAAAAACTTAAGTTTTCTTGTCTCTAATATGAAAGCAGATAATACAATTTTATCTGATTTAGTTATAGATGAAGCGTATTTTGGTATATATAGTGACAATTGTAATAATTTAAAAATATTAAATACAAAAATTACAACTCAAACTAATACAGATATATATGGTCATGCTATATATTTAGGATACAATAGTAATAATGTAGTAATTGATAATAACGATTTACGTATGAATGGTACAGGGTCAAACATAATAAAATGTGGGTCTAATGACGGTGCCGTAAATAATATAATTGTAAAAAATACTAAAATAAATGGAATTATTACAAGTACCTTATTTTATTTGCATAATTCATCTGATTGTAGATTTATAAACTGTGATATAGAAGCTGTTGGCAATAATGCTACATACACTAGATTATTACAATTTAACGATAATTCAAAATGTGAATTTATAGATTGTAATTTCATCCTGGATAGTTTTGAGAAAATAACCCAAAACTATTCTTATGTTAATAATTCTATAATATTTAAAAAATGCTCCTTAAAAATACTTAATTCAATTAACAAATATTGTGTTTTAAGATTAGTTGCTGGGAGTAAAAAATTACAATTTATTAATTCTATTATTGATTATAGTGGTACTAATTATGGCATAAATATTATAAGTGAAGATATATATTCTGTAGATTTATATAATAGTATAATAATGATTACTAATTTATATAGTTTAGGATGGTATGCAAAAAATGTGGTTAAGTATACAAAAACTAATTCTCCTCATTTTTTAATGACAAATAGTATAATAGAAAATATTGGAAATAAAAGAACTTCTAGTATGATAGGATATGTAACTACAGATTCATATACACCTGATATTATATTAAATAATATATCTTGTATAAACTGTATCGAAAATAATAATGATATGAATATAAAATTTACAGATGCTGAAAAAGATTATAGATATTACAATAATGTAATATCTATTTAAAAATATTGTTAAGATATAAACCATATCTTAATTGCTATGGTCTTTTTATTTTAAACATTATATTAAAATACTCATTAAAGGAGGTAATAATATGGCGAAATATATTACTGAATATAATGGAGTTCAGTTTATGGACAAAACAGGAAGAGAAAAGATAAAACAATTAGATACACAATTTAAAAATATTGCGAACTTATTTATATAAAAAATAGAGGTGAGAATATGGAATTTAAGCCTAGAGAATTAATAGGATATACAGGGGAATCTTGCCCTAAATGTGGTCGTGTAAGAGTAGAAGAATATACAGATGGAACTAAAGTATGTGAAAAATGTGAATGGAATCTAACTCTAAATGACTATGACTATGAGTATGAAGAAAAAATGGATGAGTATTTCTTGAAACAACATGAAATGAAATAAAATAAGTTAACTTGAAAGGAGTGATTAACATGTAAAATTTAAGAAAAAAGAAAATGTACAAACTATTACAGGCTAGATTAATTTCTAGTCTTTTTTGATACCCAGTTAGTTCGCAATATAAAAAGATTGCGCAATAAAAAGGACTGTAGGAATACAGTCCTTTTATATAGAAAGGAGAAGAATATGGATACAGAAGTAATAGTTGCGGCGATTGCATTTATTGGAACATTATTAGGATCTTACTTTGCGAATAGTAAAACAACTGCAGTTATGCAGGAACAAATTAAGAGCATAAAAGAAGAAATAAATACTCTATCAAATAGAGTCGATAAGCATAACAATTTAGTAGAAAGAATGGCAAAAGTAGAAGATTCAGCAAAATCAGCGCATCATAGGATAACAGAACTATCAGAAGGAGGAAAATAAATGTTAGACTTAAATATATTGGGTGATTATATAGTATTGTTAGTTGTAGGAATTTGTGTATGTATAGGCTATGTAATTAAAACAAGTTTCGATTTTATAAATAATAAATATATACCATGTATAATGACTATACTTGGATGTGTTCTAAATATTTGGGTAGCAGGAGATATAAGTCCAGAAATAATTTTAGGCGGTATGTTATCAGGACTTGCATCAACTGGATTACATCAAACTTTTAAAAATTTAATAAGGGGTGAAAAAAATGAGTAAATATTTAGTAGCAATCGATGCAGGACATGGAATGTGTACACCAGGTAAGCGTTCTGTAAAATTGTCTTCAGATCTGTATGTTAATGGAGTCTTAGTTAGAAAAAAAGGTGAAATAATTAAAGAAAATGAATGGAATAGAGCTATATCTGAGTATTTAGCAAAAGCATTAACTAGATGTAGAATTGGCTATATGTATACTGCTGATATGACAGGAAAAACAGATGTACCTCTAGCAACTAGATCATATAGAGCAAATAAAGCAGGTGCAGATATATTAATTTCTAACCACTATAATGCAGCTGGAACAGCAACTGTTTGGCAAACAAAAGTTAAAGGATTACTTGTTTTACGTACTAAAAATTGTTCTTCTAAGTCAATAACATTAGGTAAATTAGCAGTAAAACATTTAGCAGCAGATATCGACTATGAATACAACTACGGTTTGATGAGAGATGTCGATATGAGTGGATTTACACTAGCGATTTTAAGACAAACAAATATGCCTGCCATACTAATTGAATATGGGTTTATGGACTATGAAAAAGAAGCAAAACTTATGTTAAATCCAGCACATCAAGAAAAATGTGCAGAAGCAGTTTGTAAAGCAATTTGTGAGTATTTTGGTGTTAAATATGTATTGCCAAATAATAAAGAAGAAAATAAAACACTATATGTTCGTATAAAACAAGATATAAACATACGTAGTGCAGCTAATTTTGATGACAGTAGCATAATTGGTAAAGTTACAAAAGGTGGAGTATACACAGTTGCAGAAACTATTAAGAAAACAGGTACAGATATGTATAGACTAAAATCTGGAGTATATATTACAGCATCTCCTAAGTATGTAGAAGTTTTTGAAAAATGAGTATAAATATTATAATGTGCGACTATACTCCTAAAAAGGAGGTAGACGTATGTTACTTAGATTAGGATATTTTATATTAGGAGCACTATTAGCAACGGCCATAGTACCTTTATTGATAATAAGATAAAAGCTAGGGATATTATTCCCTAGCTTATTTTATAATTTATAAAAAGATAATAAAAAGCTTGTCCGCGTATATTTTGGATTCACATAAGATTAAAATTAAAATTGTATACCAGAAAAATTAAAATATAAAAAATTGCTATACCAAAACTACGAAATATATAAGAAATAAATATAAGTAAAATACAAAAAATATAAAAAAAGTGTATAAAAATTTTAAAATAGGAAATAATATAAGTATAATAAATAAGAATTGAATATAAATATACTCCTGCTACTTTAGTTATTTTTAATATAAAATTTCAATGCAGAAAAATAACTAAAAATAAAAGATGGGGGAGTCTGTGCGGCGGGGCCAATAAATAAAAAGACATTGGCGCTGCTTTTTATTTATTTAACCACGCAATTGTACAAGCCTAACTCTAGCGATATCAACAAAAATTAGTGTGAAGCGTAAAAAACACACTTCACATAATCAATCACATAGTTAATCAAATAATTTTTTAAAAAATAGTCAAATATGTGAACCGCATTGCATATATATTAAATATAAAAAGAAAAAGGGGGAAAATAATATGCAAGAACGAGATCTAAAAATTTTAAGTTTCTTAACTATGTGCAGAATATGTACTAGAAAACAAGTACAGGAATTATTATTTCCAGATGTCCATGAAAATATACCATTAAGAAGGCTAAAAAAATTAAGCGATGAAGGTTATATAAATAGAAAGATGTTTAATGTAGAAGGTACTAAGAATATGTACGTATATTTTTTAGATAAACAACCAAAAAAGAAACTAATCACGCATGATCTTTATATAACCGACTTTTTAGTGAAGCTTATAAAGAATGGATATGAAATTTTAGATTTTAAGAAAAGTCCACAAATAGGCAATATAATTCCAGATGCATACCTAAAGATAAGAAAAAATAAAAGAATAAAACGAATATTGCTTGAAGTCCAAATAAGTCCTAATGACTGCCTATCAAAATATAAAAAAATTAAAGATATAATAATAGAAAATACAGATTGGCCTGTTATGCCTACGTTATATGTTATTAATAACCAGGGCTTAAATAAAAATCTAAAGGATATAAAAGTTATCTATGATAATTGCAAAATAGAAAAGGTAGGTGATATAATTGATTAATCTATTTATAGATAGTATATTTAATGCTGCTAAATCAATAGAGAATATAGTATTAAAAAAGAAGTATAACTGGGATAAATTATTCTTTGAGATTAACCTATGTAATCGTAGTAAAGAATATCCTATATTACATCATCAATATAAAGATAATGATTTTTATTTTACAATTCCTATAGGGCTTTCAGTAAATGATTTTATAAAATATAAAATAGAAATAGCTACTTTTCTAAAGGTAAATCCAGATAAACTAAAGATAGAGTATAAAAACACGTTGATATTAATTCATATAAATAACAATGATGAAAAATACAATTATAATGATTTTTGCTTTGACGATAAAAAAGGAGTGCCAATCGGAATAGATTTAGACACACATAATATTGTTTACTGGTACTATAGTTCAGCAAATGAATGTCACCTATTAATTGCAGGGGCGACGGGTTCAGGCAAATCAGTTTGTTTAGATGTAATTGTAAATAATTTAATAAAGAGAAAAAATATAGATTTGTATATTCAAGATACAAAATTAATAGATCTGTATCAATATAAAAATAAATGTAAGTATTATGGAGAAGGTAAAAATGGTATAGAGGACATTATGGAAGAGTTAACAGAGGAAATGGAAAAAAGATATAAAGTTTTAAGAAGAAATAAAGATAAGAAATATAAATCTATATTCTTAATAATAGAAGAGTTAGCAAGTTTTAATCCAAAGGTAGATAAGGAATTTTATAGATTACTAGGAGAACTATTAGCAAAAGGTAGAGCGGCGAGTATTTATGTAATACTTACAACACAAACACCTGTACTTCTTTCTGTATACTATTATAATAT